ATGGATGCGCTTATCGGGGTCGTTCTTGCTGGCTGCATTGCGGCCGTCTCCTTCGGGCTGGCGCTGATTCCGCGCCGCTTGTCTGTCGCACTGGCTGCGACTCGCTCCAACCCGGCCGCTGAGGCTGCGGTCGTCGCCCAGGCAGTCGCCAAGGTGCGCCATGGGTAAGTACCCGTCTTTTGCGGAGTTGGCGGATGCCAGCGGCGACATGGGTCTCGTAGTGGTCCTGCTCTTCGTCGTCGTTGTGATCCTCGGCGCTTTCCTCTCGATTGCGATTGAGCATATGTGGCTCTCGCTTCGCCAGTTGATCGAGCAATTCAGCACTCGCAAAGGGCCGAATGAATGAGCGCGGTCCAGCAGCTGCAATGCGCCTTCTGCGGCAACGTTGCCACCTACCTGTTTAAGGGTGGCTGCTGCTTCGAATGCACCGAGTCCGATGGCCGCATTGAAATTACCCCTGCACCTGTTGACCCGCGCTCGCCAGAGTTGCGGGCATTCGACCTGTCCGTCGCCATGGACAGGGCAGGGCAGCGCAGCGTGGAAATCGCCAACGAAGACATGCGCCGTGCGCAGCGCGCTTCTGGCACGTCCCTGCAAGAGTATTTCCGTGTCGGGGAACTGCTGAAGGGCGACGGCCGCGCAGCGGCCGACGCCCTTGGGCTTGTCTATTACAAAACAAGTGACACGCCGGTCCGTCTTGGCCGGGTCACCATCGAAATTGATCCCCTTCTCGCGAAGGCGCAGCGGCTGCGAAAGTCCGTCATCACTGGAGCACGGCTTCATGACCAAGAGGCGCAAAAAGGTTCGCGCCGTGGCGCGTGGTATTTCCTCACGCTCACCTACCGAGACGGAAGCGATAGCAGCCCTCGTGACGTTAGCGAGCTACTTAAGCGCATGCGCGGCTTCTTCAATCGAACTCGAGATAGGCGAGAACGGTGGAAAGGTGAAGTGTTCCGTTACGTATGGGTCGGTGAACTCACTCAACGGCTTCGCCCCCATTACCACGTGATGGTGTGGGTGCCCAAGGGCATGTACTTCGGCAAGGTCGATCAGCGTGGCTGGTGGCCGCACGGCTCATCCCAAATCGAGAAGGCGCGCAACTGCGTTGGCTATCTCGCTAAGTACGCGAGCAAGTTTACGAGCGTCGTAGCAGGCGCATTTCCGAAAGGTTTCCGCACCAGCGGCGTCGGTGGTCTCAACGATGAGTCCAGGCGCGAACTGCGTTGGTGGAAAGCACCGAAAGAGGCCCGCGAGGCGCTCGGCGGTGACGCAGATATCCGCAAAACCAAAGGCGGATGGTTCGACAAGGCTACCGGGGTGTTCTGGCCGTCCCCGTGGAAAGTCACATTTGCATTCGGCCGGACAATCGCTTGGAAGGTGATCCCACTATGAAAGTTGAAGTCATGACCGATCAGGTCGAAACCCGTTCGTTCCCGGCCCGCGAGGGCAAGGCCGCAGTGCATTTCCGTGAGCAGAAAGCAGCGATCCTGCGCCCGGGGGATTTCCCGCTTCCGTTCAAGCTGACGCTTGACGATGACCAGCAGCCCTATAAGCCGGGCACCTATGAGTTGTGCCCGTCGTCGCTGGAGAGCAACAAGTACGGCGGCCTCGATTTCGGCCGTCGCATCCGCCTTCTGACTCCTTCCCCGGCTCCCGGTCCGGCCGCTGCCAAGCCGTGAGTGCCGTCCTCGCCACCACTGAAAGGGGGTGATCCGTGGCGAAGGTCCTGACGTGCGTCCAGTTCAACGATGCAACCCAGCAATGCGAGCAGCAGGCATGGGTCGATCAGACGGATTGGACAACCCCGTTACCCACGGTCGAACAGGCCACGGCCGTGGGCGCTGCGTATTTCGTTGGCCTGATGACCATGGCAGTCGTGAAAGGACTGCTGAACCCAAAATCCATTGAGGAGTGAGAGATATGTCCCGCAACACCATCAAGGGTCTGCTGAGCACCATGAGCAACAAGGCCAAGTCGGCCGCCATCGTCACCGGCACCGCCGTTGCGTTGTCGCCGTCGTTCGCATTCGCCGCCGATTTCGACGGCACCGAAATCGTGAGCAAGGTCGTTACCTACACGGCCGTCGGTGTGACCATCCTTGCCGCTTTCGCGCTGGGCCGCTGGACCCTGCGTGCACTGGGTCTGATCGGCGGCAAGTAACAGCCTGGACAACTCGGTTGGTCCCGATGGGGGAGGGGAAACCCTCCCCCTTTTTCTTAGGAGGATGTATGGAAGGCTTGATCCTGCTGATCTTCATGATCAACGCGGCGCATGTGTGTGCGAAGGGATGGGAGTGATGGATAGCCTGTTCCGCTGGCTGGGTAGGCGTCTCGTACGTCGCCTGCTCTATACGCTTGTGCTGGTCGGGCTCGCGCTTCTGGCGCAGATGGCCCTGCCGGAAAAGGCACATGCGGCCTCTGACTGTCCTACGGCTAGCGGCGGCCAGAGTGGTCGTGTGTGTGATCAGGGAATAGCGCTGACGATGTGCAAGGCTGCGGTGGCGCGGACCATCGCGAAGTTCAACAGCAGCCCCAGCCCATGGGGCACGCCAACTGTGCTCAGCGATTGCACCGGTGGAACGCCTGACGCGCAAGGGCAGGGCGTTTACACGTGCGCGGTGAAAGAGGGGCCGAATGGTGGCGCTGTTCGTTGCTACAACGCGGCAGGCGATGTTGACGGCCAGTATTTCTACTTCGCCGGTAGCTGTGCTGCGCGAAACGGGAACAAGCTCGCGGATGCCGCATTGGCCTATTCGCCTTCGCCAACATGCATCAGTGGATGCAAGGTTCAGGGTGAACCTTTCACTTCGTCAACGGGTGGAGTGAAGCTGTACGGGATGCGCAACCGCACCTATACCGGTGACACCTGCGCGGCGCAGAACATCAACGCCAACGATATCAATCAGCCTGACGAGAAGCAGAAGACCGAGGACGAGACGAAGCCCAAGGGGCCGGAGTGCACTGCGCTTGGCAACGGGCAAACGGGTTGTCAGAAGCCGGACGGTGACTATTGCGCAACGTCCTCAACCGGCAAAACGTTCTGCTGGAAGCCCAGCGAGAAGGGAAAGAAGACCGACGCCCAGGACGGTCAGACTCGCGACGAAAAAGGCAAGCCAGTTACGCCGCCTGACACGCCCCCCGCGCCCGACAAGGATTGGCAGCGCAAGGAAGGGCATCAGCAGGAGGCGTGCATCAACAACACCTGCGTTACCTACAACGTGACCAACTTCGGCGGCACCAGCAAGGGTGGTGCCAAGAACGGTAGCGGGGATAACAACCCTGATGGCAGTGGCAATACCAGCGGTAACGGAACCCCCGGCAAGGGCACGGGCGGGACCGGCGGTGGCGGCAAGGATGAAGACGGCGATTCGGCCAGTGAGAGCGGGAACTGCCAGCAGCCCCCGACATGTGTGGGCGACACGCTCAAATGCCTACACCTGAAGTTCACATGGAAGATCGAATGCAACACCAAGGGAAACAAGATTACTGGTGGCGATGGCTGCTCGGACGGCGATGTTCCCGTGTGTGCAGGAGACAGCTGCAAGGCCGAGCAGTACGCCCAGGTGTTGCAGCAGTGGAAGCAGCGTTGCGCGGTGCAAGCGATGGGTGAGGGCATGGCGGGTAGGGCAGGCGCGATTAGCAATCCGGACGACGCGGGCGTGGTCGATGGCATCTGGATCAAGGATGGAAATGGCAATGGGCCGAAGCTGCGTCAGGACTTGGTGAACGTCGGTGGTGGTGGCTCTCTACTTCCGCAGGTTTCAATCGAAGGTCATCAGTGGGAGGTGCCGCAGGGGTTCTATGACGCCATTGCCAATGTCCGAATGGTCATCATCGCTATGTGCACCGTGTTGGCGATGTTCATTGTTGGGAGGAACATCTGATGTTCGAGTGGGCTAGGAGCTTCGCAGACAACTTCTTCGAGAATGCGGCGGACGTTGTTCACAAGCTGGTGAAGCTGAAGGCCGCGATCTGGCTCGGCCGACTTCTTTCGGCTCTTGGCCTCGGCTTTGCCGCGCAGCATTTCATCTATAACCCGATCATTGAGTACGCGCAGACCGCGTGGTCCAGCGTTCCTGCCGGTATCGCCAATTGGGTCCATGCGCTCGGCATTGATGCCGGTGTCTCAATCATCCTTAGCGCATATGGCATTCGTGGCGCTGAGCGCATCTTTATCCAGCGAAGGAATCAGAGCCAATGATCGGCGACACCGCATCAATTTCGTTGCTCACCGGCTTGCCCGGCTCGGGAAAGAGCCTTCGCATCGTGCAGGCAATCCTGCACTTGATGGACAAGGGGGCGCATGTCTATACGTGCAACATCAACGGCATCAGCGTGCCCGGCACGACGCCTTGGCCTGACCCAACGGACTGGCAGAATCTTCCCGCTGAGGCCATCTTGTTCGTTGATGAGGCGCAGGAGTTCTTTCCTGCTCGGCGCGGCGGTGATCCCGCGCCGTACATCAAGGCCATGAGCACCATTCGCCACGTTGGCGTGCGTATCGTTCTGGCTACTCAGCAACCGAACTACCTGGACACGTATCTGCGCGGATTGGTTGGCTACCATGAGCACCTGCTTCGGCAGAGCGGCAAGCAGAAGACTTTTATCTTCCGCAACAGTCAGATCATCGAAGAAGTGCGCGCCGCGCTGCCTCGTATCAAGAAGCTCTATGACTATGAGGTGTGGAAGCAGCCGACAGACTGTTTCAAGTACTACAAGTCGGCTGAGGTGCACACGATGAAATATCAAATGCCCGCACTGGTCAGGCGAGCATTGTGGATTCTTCCGATTGCGACGGTTCTGGCCGTCGGCGCGTGGTACACCGTGTTCCGCGACAGCAGCCTAGCGAAAGCGGCGCCGGCCAAAGATGAGGCGCCGTCCTCGACGGCGCCGACTTTGGCCGGCGCGGCTGGAGCGCAACGTGTGGCGGATAAGGTCACTACGGCTGAGGGCTATGTGCAGAGCATTACGCCGCTGGTGGCCGACGTGCCATGGTCCGCGCCCGCGTTCGTTGATCGGCCTGTGGTTTCCGATCCCCACGTGTATTGCATGAGTACCGAGAACAGCTGCCGCTGCGTCACTGAGCAGATGACGCGTGTTGTCGTTCGCGATGATGTGTGCCGGGATGTTGCCCGCTGGGGCGAACCGTATAACCCGTTCAAGCAGCCTACAGCGGGTCGCCAAGAGCGTCAGGGCCAGGACAACTTGGCATCGCAGCAGGCTGCGGTGGCGCCCGGTGGCGCTGGGCGTGTTGAGCAGAGTGGGGCAGCGGTGCAGGGCACTGTATTGAATCGTCAGCAGCGTTCCATGGGCAGCTTTCCCGAGTCGCCGCAGTTTCCGACGACTAGCTACATGACGACGCCCACGATTCCCTCAAAGCTCTAGATTTCGCGACGCGTCACAGGTTCAGCAGGGGTCGTTGGGGCGGTCGCGCCAACCGCCTTCGATTCGCTGGAATCGTCGGCCTTCGATGCAGCGCTCATTGGCGCCAAGTGGGCGCGGAGCAGGTCTGGCCGTTGCTCCATCTGCCCACAATGCTCGCTGCACCTCTGCCAGTTCTGCCGCGGATTCCGCTTTCATCTTGCGTTCCCATTCGGCGGTCTGCCGGTCAAGCTGTGCTTGTTCCTCGGGCGTGGCTGGGCGCATGAGCTCACGAGTCATGGCCGCTGCTTGGCGCCTGGCATTCCATTCGATCAACCCCATCGCGATGGCGATGAGTAGCGCAGCGCTCACGCCGATGTAGATCCACGGCGAGGTCGGTTCGTTGTGGCGAATTGGTCGGCTCCGGCTGCCCCGGAATCGCACGTCCTGCAGATCCGGGGCGCTGAAGGTTGGTTCGTGTCGTTCGCGGTCCATGTGGCTCCCCCAAGGCGTCCTGCGCGCATTCTAGCCGGGGTGTAGGGGCGGCGCCCCTACGGAAGCGCCTTACACGCGCTGGCGGCGTTTCGGCCCCGGTACCGGTAGGACTGCTGCGGGAGGCTCGGCGTCGGGGCCAGCCATCGCCACCGATGACCGCTTTTTCCGGCGCTGTGCCAAGGCGTCCGAGAGTTTCACTACGCTGGCGGCGTTGAAGGACAAGGGTTTCCGGGGCTTGCCGATCGCGCGGCCGCTCTCCATCATCCGACGCCATTCCTGCGCTTGTGCAGCAGTGAGCGACAGCCAGGCCAGATCCTGCGGTTCCAGCTCGCGGCCTTCGGGGGTGACCAACCGGCCAGCCTTAAACGAAAAACCGGCCCAAGGGCCGGTCAGGTTCCGATCACGCACAATCAGGCTCCATGCCGCAGTGGGATCAGGGGGCGAGGCAAGCGGCGTGCCAGCCAGCCCCGCAGCAGCTTGAACATAATATACATTATGCGAAATGGAGTATCCGCCGGATCTGGGCCTTTGTTGGCTCCGCGTGGCAATGGCTGGTCCTCTGGCTCGGCTCTTGCCTCCGCCCTCAGTCCCCGGCCAGAGACCTGGCGATACCGGGGCCGCAGCCTCGCCAGCGCGTGTAAGGCGCTTCCGTAGGGGCGTCGCCCCTACACTCCAGAAAAAGGCTGCCGCTCATTTGACTGATTGCTCGTCTGGGCTCCTGCCTTTGGGAGCTCGAAGTTCAAGAATTTTTCGCCAGGGAATCGCAGCTCCAAGGCCGCCCGAAGCCTATCTTTTGCCGCGATCAAAGATGCCAGGGTGGCATCTACATCCCTAAGGATGAACTCGGTGAGGGTAATGAGCCCGTCAATAATTCGGGGGCCGATCTCGGCGCGCAGATCATTCAGCGTGAGGTCTTTTCTCTCATGGAGCTTCTTCGCCTCGGCAATTGGCTGATATTCATCAAGATGTAGCTTTGATCGTCGGTCGATGGCCTGCATGAGAGTGTGGAAGCGGCGCTCCTCAAGCCACAGATCAAACACGGCTTCTTGCTCCTCCTTCGTAACCATGAAGCTCAATTCGGTTACTTCGAAATGCTCCCTGCTCACATCCTCCGAAATCGTAGCGTTCATGCTGATTGCAGCGCCGCGTCCCAAATGGCGAACTGGGTCCACAACCATCGATCTGTAGTTTCCGACGATGTTCACCATCCGCAAGATTCGCTGGAGTCCGGCATTTGCCTTCGCGATCTGAACTTCCCTGAGCTCCTTCGCTTTCTCTCTCTGCTGGAACTGGAATGCGAAGCGTGCACCGAAGAATGCTGCGGCCAGAGTCGCGACTGCGGAAAGATAGTCAGTTTTAAGAAGGGTCAAGATAATGCGCCCGACGATTGCTTGCGCTTCATCAAGTAGGGTGAGTGCGCCACAAGCAGTTGTAGCTTCAATGAGCCCCCCAATCGTCATCCCTGCCTCCACCTTTCTCTGCGAATTCTAACCGATGATGTCCAGCCCCGAGCGTGCCTGTCAGCGCGCAAGCTGGAATTGCCTCGGCGCCCTGGCACTCGCCCTACCGAATTGAGCGCTTCCGCAAAGGTGGCTTTCGCTTTGGTTGGAATGCGTGCAGGACGACTAGGAGAACGTATGGAGCGCGAAGTTGAGCCTTGGCACGATTGGCGTTCTCATTCTTGGTCGCACCAACAGTACATGGAGCCAATGGAATCACAGAGAGCGGAACTCCCGGCGCGGGCCGAGGCTAAAACGCGCCCGACTGCTGCGGATCTTGCGGAAATCAGGGCGCGGCGTGTTCAAGCAGATCAATGTATCGATCTAGATCGGTCTCGGATTCCGCGCCTGAACGGAGGGATCTAATCAAGCAGGAGAGAAAAGCAAGGATGCACTCGGCCTTGCCTTTTGCCTCGTACCAATCACCACTGCCCGCGGCTCTTCCAGAAAACACTGCGCTTTCCAGCACGAGCACTCCGTTTGGAGCGAGTACGTCGCGTGGGTTCATGAACTTCCCATCAACGGCGTTTATGTCGGATTGTCCAGTGTATCCAATAATGAAGCATGGGATTCGCAGGGCGTCGTGCCTGACAATTTCGCCTTTCTCTGTTGCACGACGGGTAAGTCTTCTGATCTCGCGTATCTTTTGTAGGGCATCAGTTCCTTGGCTCGAGAGGTTGGACTTTATCTCAAACGCTGCACCTACGGTGTCAGCCAGATACAAGCGATTCGTGTCGGTTGCAATGGGGAAGCTCAGAGAGAAGGGTTGCTCGATCACTGCGTCTATTTGCCCAGTTTCACGATTGCTCGCATCCACAATCGTGCCTGAGCCGATTCGGTAGTTAGGTGGTAGTACTAGTGAGAGCAAGTCCTTCTTAACTGCCTCACGCTCCGCTCCGGTAACTGGTGCTGGATAGTACTGGCTGTCCCGATGCCTCTCCATGAGGCCGGAATGAATATTTTCAAGCTTTCTTCGGAACAAATGGTTCATGCGCAACTCTCAATTCTTCCAAAATTCTCAAACGCGATCAGTTGGATCGATCGGCTGATGCGCGCGATGTCGTGCAAAAGTCTAGTGGCGTATCATTTTACGCTGCCTTTAGTAAGGCCGCTTCGCCGTCCGTTGGGACTGAGAAAGCATGCCTCTGCCCCTCCCTTCGGGACAAAGGATGCCTTTAACTCTAATTAAACTCGAACCGGCAACGTCACCTTCGGTTGTAGCGGGATCAGCATTTTCGCGTACGCACGAAGAACATCGTTGTACAGATTTGCGTGCTGAGGGGCTTCGACGGTGATGATCAGTGCGTACCGAATTTTCTTGGCGCTTGTTGTCGGCGCACCCGCCTCCCGGGCGTTGTAGTGAATATCGAAGACCGGGTTTTCAAGGCTGCTGCCACGCATTTTCTTGGAGCTGTGCAACACGGTCTCCCATTTTCCCTGGTCTGAGCGACGCTCTTCTTCCGTGGCGTACTTCTTCATGTCAAAGAAGCCCTTGGTGTCCGCGTTGGCTTTGCCGTCCTTGATCTTCTTGTCGCTGGGGCGAAACACCACTTCCAGGCCTGCGCGCGTGTAGGCAACAGCGTCCTGCGGATCGGTGGGTGAGGCGTAGCAGAATGTCGCCTTCAGGTGAATGTTCCCAGTGATTCCGCCAACGGGCAAAGGCAGTGATGCGCGCAGGTACTTGCCAGGTTTCAGCTCGCCTTGATAGACCACGCGTGCGACACCGGAGGGACAGGAAATGACCTCCATCAGGTCTTCAGGCACTTTGCCCCAGCCTACTTCCGTCTTGTCGTGCGTGGAGGCACGCGCGGCGTGCACAAGCAGCGCCTTGATCGCCAAAGGTGAGAGTTCCGCGCCGAGAATGGATCGCACCCCCACGGCATTGCGCAACAGATACGGCGAGGCAAAGCTGGTGCCCAGCTCCGGTGCAAGCGTTGGCTTTGCCCCCTGTGACAGCACGTGGAAATACTTCGAGTTGCCGGCATCGCCGCCGAATGCCAATAGATCAGGCTTGACGACGCCCGGGCTACGACCGGGTCCGATGGCGCTGTAGGCTGCCCTCCCCCACGTATGGTCGGTATTGTTGGCTGCTCCTACCGCCAGCGCATTGACCGCGTCGGCAGGCACTTGGACGCGCGCATTCCCCACTGCACGATCCATCTCCCCGTTGTTTCCCACGGCAACCGTCATCAGAGTGTCGCCATCACTGAGTAGGTCATCGATGACCGAGGTCCAGGCGTGCACGTCCGTGTCCTCGATGGGGAGGTCCGGGCCGAGGCTCAGATTGATGAATTGGTACTGCCGTGACAGCAGTACTTCTTCGACAAATCCCAGGGTGCGATAGAGCTCAAGGGGGTCTTCGAGCCCTGTCTCACGGTCCAGGACGCGTAGGTGGTCAACGTATGAGTACGGTCGAGCTGCCGCCTCATTGGGCGAGATCGGACCGAACAGAAAGGCCGAGGTAACGCCTAGGCCGTGCTTCACCCCTTCCGCGTCGTCCTCGGCGTGTTCATCCAGAACGCGATAGCTCCCTAGCCAGGGCGCGATGCAGTGCCGGTCAGGCAGGCCGCCGTCAAGAATGGCGACTTTGGGCTCCGCTGACAGTGGGGGCTCGGTCGGCAAGCTGCATGGAATGGTCACTCCGGCCGAGCGCTGCATCGGGCGCACACCCCGTAGCTTTGGCATGGGGCGCACAATGCGAACAAAGACAAACTCGGCCAGTCGCTGGATGCTGTCGGGCGTGCCCTCGACCGGGAGGAACCACAGGTTTCCTGCTCGAAAAGCGAGCTCGGTATGTGCCTTGACGTCGACCTCGGCCGCGTACGCGGCAAAAGCCCGTTGCACGAACTGGTCATTGTCATGGGGGAGCAGGTGAACACCGACTTCAAAGACGCGTTGCTTGCCGATCCCGATCGCGACGATGCGATCGCGGGCATCAAATGGGGCGATCTGCTCTATGTGCGAGAGGTCCTTTGCTTCACTGGACCCCTCCTCGACGTGCATGGCCAGTTCGTTGAACTGACGAAATGCCTGGCGTCGACCGACAACAAACAGTTCGGTCGTGGTCGATTCTCGAGGCTCGCCTTTTTTCGACCAAGCCTGTGGCGTGAGCTTCACAGCTCGGCTACCCACAGACTCAAGACCTGCGGCGCGCAACAGCGCTGCAGGATAGAACGAGCGTGCAATGTAGCTGGGATTCAGAGCCAGTCGCGCCACGCCCAGGTCGCCTGGGCACGCGGCGCTGGGCAGATCATCCAGGGCACGTGCCACCGATGACATCTGCGGCAGCAGCCTCTGCCGGGCTTGCTGCAAGGTGTACACCTCGGCCTTATCCATGCCGCGCTTGGGGCCCTTGATCTCGTGGGTCAGCAACTCACCACGTCCTATCAGGAAATTGGTCTGGCTCATGCCTCGCGCTTCCTCTTGATTTTTGGAACGACGATCCGGTTGTCTGCAGTGTACTTGCGGATGGTGTCCCGGCTCACGCCGGTGATATCGGAAATGCTGTGCTGGGACAGGCGGGTCTGTTTGGCCAGCAACACGGCCACGTCAATCCGTCCTTGGCGATCCAGTGACAGAATGCGGGTCCGGATGAAATCTTCGATGAGATCGGCATCGGATGCGGTTCCCAAGGCTACGGCCCTTCTAAGTCGATGGATCTCGCGCTCGATATCGCTGAACGACTGGCCATGGAGCAGGAAGGACAGGACATCGATCCAGCGGCCAAACAGCGCGTAGTCTGGGCCAAGAAATCGTGCGGCCGCGTCCTTGACGGCGGAGATGCCGGGCATCTTGAATTCAATCACCAGGTCAAAGCGTCTCCACAGGGCGGGATCAATCAGCTCGGGATGATTGGTGGCAGCCACCAGCAAGCCGGTGGCCGGCCACTCGTCGACTTCTTGCAAGATCACGGTCACCAGGCGCTTGAGCTCGCCCACGTCGGCGTCGTCGCTACGTCGCTTGGCAATTGCATCAATTTCATCGAGCAGCAGCACACAGGGGTTTCGCTTGGCAAAGTCCAGTGCGGCGCGAAGATTGCTGCCGCTCCTTCCGAGCAGGCTGCTCATGACGGCAGTCAAGTCGAGCACATAGAGCGGCACTTCCAGCTGAGACGCCAGCCATCGCGCGGTTAGGGTCTTTCCCACGCCGGGTGGTCCGACAAAAATAGCGGAGCGCGTTGGCGTCAACCCTTGGGCGGCCAGACGGGCAGACTGCTTGCGTTCCTGGATCAGCTGCCCCAGCGATTCATCCAGCGGGGCTGACAGCAGGGGGGGCTCCCGATAGGGAGGGTCTTTGAATACCTTCAGTAGCGACAGGCGTGACTCATCGTCCACCGGTAGCGGCTGTTGCGGCGTGGCCGACGCGGCCGACTTGCGAAGCGGTGTGCCAGCGCTCCTGGGCTTAGTGCGGAGGAACAGATCCACCTGTGCTGCCAGTTCAGGTTCGCTGTCGCGATACTTGCGCACGAGCCGCGCGGCAAACAGGCGGACATCCTCCGTTTGCTCAGCCAAGGCGAGCCTCACAACCTGGGCTAGATCAGCCCTAATTCCGCTAAATTCGCCCATTAGAGCACCAAGTGATTGATTTTAAACGCCACGAAGCCGCTGCTGGGCGGACTAAATGTATTGTCGCATATATTTGTTCGGCTGTGAGGGGTGGTGGCTGGCCTGCCCTAGCTTGGCTAGGTGGCGGTCAGGAGGGACGGCTGGGCGCGGATCCCAGCCAAGCCGAGGAAGGCGGAACCCTGCTTGAGCAGGCGGCCCAGCCGGCACTAGGATGTGAGCCGCATTCGAGCGCGCCGTAGAATGCGGAAATGATGCGGCCGCCCGCTGCCTCTACGCCGAGTGGCTGATGGCACAACCGCAGCCCGCCGACCGTGAGCAGGCCCGCAGCCTGTTCGCCAGCATCATCGACGATGCCCAGCATTGGTCGCGCCATGCGCGCAGCCACAATGCCGCGTGGCTGGAGCGGACCAAGGTCGCGTTGAAGGGCTACTGACGCCTGCCAGCCTTTGGTAGTCCTGTCGCATCCGCCTCGCTCATGGCTCCGCCGGGCGGATGCCGACACTCGTCAGGCTTGCGCCACCGACATTGCCGATAGCCTTGCGGCGCAAGGCTCCAGCCTCATTGCGCCGCATGCAACGATTCTGAAAATGTTGAAAGTGGTGTCGGCATCGGCCTTACTGCATTGGCATCACGGACGACCGCGCGTATTCCTTTTCGTGCCACCAATACATCGGTGGCCGGGGCTCGAAATCCCGGTAACGCGACTGTAGTTTGCGCTTGCCAGCCGGCACCACGCCTTGTGGTGCCGGCTGGCAATCCGTCGGCCGGCTATGGCGGGCGGTGCGTGGGGGCCTTGTGCCCACCGGGCCTAGTCGCGTACCGGATTTCGAGCCACGCATCGTCCGCCACCTTTATCGGTAGCGGCTTCCGCATGCATGCAAGGAGCCCAGCCATGACCCAGCCCCACTCCCCTGCCCCGCACCCGATCCATGACGCGCCCGCCAATGGCTCCGCGTTGGATCCGAACACGCTCATCGCCCTGCTGCACAGCATCGGCTCCGGCGCCGCCTCCGATGGCCAGCCCTGGCCTGAGCGCCATCAGATGCCCGGGCGGCGCATTGCCTTGGCGGACACTGATTGCTCCTTGGCCGGCCTTCGCGTGGTGCTGGAGATCCTGCTGGCCGCACAGCGTGCCCGCGAGAACGGCGAGTTGGAGCAATACGTCGGCCCGCGCGTCATGGAGGGGCTGATCATGGCCGGGCTGGGCCTCGTAGCACACGCCAGCACACGGGTACGCCCGGACGGCTGAGTGACGCGGCATCGCTGGGCCGCCACCGCGCTCTGTCTCGTGGCGGTGGTTGCGGCACAGGCGCAGTGGCCGGCGCCACCGGTGCCCTCGCCTGTCGGGTTCCAAAGCATCAACGACGATCGATTCTCACAGCTGCGCCGCCAGGCGATGCAGTTCGTTGAGGATCGACCACGGCAGGGTCTCCAGCTCGTCGAGCGGCATCAAGATGACGGGTTCCAGATTCACTGTGGAGGCGTTCCAGTGCTGTGGCTGGAGAGGCGCGCGCAGTACTTGTTGGTGCAAGCATCACTGGATGCCGAGGAGCGGGCCCGCGATGTTCTGCAGCTGCGTGCAATCTTTCAATGGCAGCTGCAGCCGTTGGGTCATCTGGAGCAGGTATTAGCTGGTGTGCCGGAGCCTGTTTTGAAGGATCGGGTGCTGCGGGCTCTTGCTGGCGAGGTACCTGATGGGGCGCGATGTGACACGTAAAGGCCTATGAGGCGTTCGCTTGCCGGAGACGATGCAGGCCGGCAGACCCGATTTTCCACATGGCAAATGCCATGCAAAGAGAGAAAGCTACAAACGCCAAGCCCGCAAACCCGTAGTCTCGGCCACCATCAGCAAGATCAATCAGCACGAAAACAAGGATTACTGAATTCACGGCAGCTCCAAGGCAGGCAACCAGCCTGAGTGCCCAGAAGAACATGATGTAGTAAGCCTGAAGAAATCGATTGTATCTGCTCATTTCGTAGATGGATTCTCTCTTCCTATCGTTTGCTGGCACATCGCTGAGCCGACATGCGAGTCGCTTGCTCAAGCTCGGAGTCCGCGCCCTTCACCCCCTTCAGCGCGGCACTCTTGAGCCATGCGTATGCCTCACTGGATGACTTACAGTCCTGTTTGTCCCTCAACATGAAGAACACGTTGTACTGTGCAATCGGGTGCCCCAGCGCTGCGGCATAGACAAGCCACATATGGGAGCTGCCGGCCGTGCCTTTGCCCTCAAAGTGGCGTGAAATCCGAAACGCCGCGTCAGCATCGCCTGCATCTGCACGCCCAATCAACGTGCGTAGCTGCTCGTCATCAAGCGCCGCGCCACTATCCGTTGCGATCGAGCCGTCAAGCTCAACTTTCGGCCTGTCCGGTTGAGGGGGCACCTGCGCATTAACCAACCCTGCGCCTGCCAGGCACAGGAGAAGACCGGTTCTCTTAAATAGGGTCATTTGACGCCGCCCTCGTTCATGATGTTCACCCGCCCCCAGGAGGGCTGTTGTCCCTTTTCCTTCGGGTGTTCTGTCGAGCATGGCCCGACTCTACAAAATCGCTGGCTTCGAGGGCTCGAGTTCGTGGATGGAGCCCTCCAGCAAGGCAACGTAGGTGTCCAGCCGGGTACGCAGGCTGATCAACATCCAGCCCACGACATACAGCAGCACCATGCCAAAGATCAGCAACGCGCCGAGCAGGCTGACGTCAAACGCGCTCGCCCAGTCGCCCCATTTCCACCCGCGGAACTGCAGGTAGAAGGCAATCAACAGCGGAAATGGCCCAAGGCGTTGCAGTCCACCGTACATCAACCCCATACGTTCGATCATGCTTGTGCGCAGGTGGCTGACGTACTTGAGGCGGCGCTCACGCTCGATCCCGGGAAATTCTCGAAGTTCGGCGATCACCGCTTGCCATTGGGAAAACTCCCCTTCCATTTCCTGCGCATGCGACAGCCGTGGCTGGACAAACTGGCGGATTCCGCGACCGGCTGCAAGAAAGCCACCTATGAGAAAGCCTCCGATCTCCACCGCGAGGCAAACCCTGACCAGGAGTAGCGCGACCGTAAGCGGAAGCCATCGATCAGGCAGTTGGCTACCCAGAATGCCGATGGCGGCCGCCAATGCGCCCATACGAAACGCCCACGTCTCCACCCTGCCCGCCTTCGGGTAGATGCTGTGCTCAACCAGTCCCTGTACCCGCTGGTAAAGCCAGTGGAATGTCAGTTCCTGCGAATCGGTCTTCGCTGGCGGATCGAATCCGCCCCCTGCCTGCATGTCCAT